GAGTCTGCTAATGTAACTAATATTGCTGAGTCTGCTAATGTAACTAATAGTGTAAACGGGATTCAGTTTAAATCAGAAAATTCTTCAGTTGAGTATGTAAGTGACAACTCAACCAACTTGGATGAACCCAACTACACAGATTCTCAATATGAAACAGATGTGCAGGAAATCAAGAAACAAATAAATGTTGAAGATTTAAAATATTCACAGAAATCAATTTCTACCCAAGTTGCTGAATCAAATGATAAATTAATAAAACAGGAGAACACACAAACCACCATACCCAATAAACCCAAAAGTGTAAAAGAGCAACTTGGAATAAAATCGCAGAAACAAGATAAGCAAATCGAATTCAGTTCATCCGATACAGATACACTTACAAAATCACCGATTCCCACCGACAATAAAAAGATTAAAGCAAAAACTAAAGATGACCTTGAAGATGAAATAAAAAAAGATGCAATCAGTTCGCACCAAATAGAAGAGAAAGGCTCGTCTGGTATAACGTATGAATCAGACAACAAGAGTGTGGTTTACGATACATACACAGATGACAACGGAGATATAAAAGAAGATACATACGAAAAGACCGGAGACGAATCATACAAAAAAACAAAATCTACAACAAAACAAAAGAAACCAGCAGGTGGACCTCCAGCAGAACAGGATGCAGACGAAGTAACTTCATTCCACACAGGAGAAACAATTAAACGTGAAGAACTAAAGGGTACCGTTCTTGAAGACGCAGACATGAACGCAGTTGGGTTACTACATCCAAATGATTTGAAAAACTTAAAGAACAACGAAGAAGTGCAAAAAACACTAGCAGATGCTGAAAAAGTATACGATAAAACATTTGCAAAGGAAATTGAAAAAACAGAAAATCTGGTCTTGTCAGAGCAAACCGATGGCATAATTTTTGGAGCACAACTTCCAACCTTAAACGGCAATCAAATAGTAATAAATTCAGAACGAATACTTATATCAGCTAAAACACAAGAGTGTGGAATTTTTTCAAAAAGAAAATTCTTCGTTTCAACTGATGATGAAATTACAATGAACGCAAAACAAAGAATTGTTTTAAAAACCGATATGCACACATCAATAGAATCACCCACAATTCATCTGGGTGTGTATACAACCAGAAACCACCCATCTTTAAAAGGAGATTGTACCGTGTGGTGGTTGCAGGATTTATGTGACTGGTTATCAGGACACACTCACAGTGACCCGTGGGTAACAACAGGAACACCAACTCAACAGGGTTCTTTGGCAGCTTTAAGAGCAAGAGCTCCAACATTATTGAGTGAACGAATATTTATATCTGGATAGAAAGGTTATACAATGAAAAAAAATGAATTAATAAAACTAATAAGAGGTGCAGTTAGGGCTGAATTAAACGAGTCTTTGCCAAAAATGCTATCTGAACTGATAAAGACAGAAACTATACCAAGTATGGTAGATGATCCAGTTGAGATTACAAAACAAATACTTGAAAATGTTCCATCTAAAAAAACACCCACAAAGAGGTATAGTAATAACGAGGCACTAAACAAAGTACTAAACGAAACTGTGGGGGGGATTCCGGTAGAAGGAACTCGGGTAGGAAACCATCAAAACTTTACCGACACAAGTGGAAATGATGTCGATATAGATGCGTTACCTGATCATGTATCAAACGCACTAACTAGAAATTATTCTGATGTAGTAAAACTTGTAGATCAGAAGCGAGGAAACCTTAAATGAATAAAGACATCCCACTTGGTATCAAAATACCGTATTCACGTGGTAAAGCAGGTTTTTTTGAACAAACATATTCTGACATAGAGCGTGCACATACGAACTTAAAAATGCTTTTAATGACGGCAAAGGGAGAACGACCCATGATGCCAACATATGGAAGTGATTTAAGAAGTTTGTTATTTAATCCAGCAGAAGAGGATTATGATGAACTTCTTAGGGAGGCGGTGAGAGATGCAACCGAAAAGTGGATGCCAGAGGTGATTATACTTGGTGTTGATATAACAAGAGACACATCATCAGCACCCAATTCAGCAACAATACAAATTACATTTTCGTTAAGTTCAATTCCTGATTCATACGAAAAATTAGAAATAGAGGTTTCATAAAATGGCCAACGACACATATCAACAAGCATCTGCAAGTAAAAAAGACATTAATTATACGGGTAAAGATTTCAATTCGTTTAGAAAAAATCTGATTGAATATTCAAAATCTTATTTTTCATCTACATATCGTGACTTTAGTGAGAACTCTACGGGAATGATGTTCATAGAACTTGCCAGTTATGTAGGTGATGTGTTGTCTTACTATATAGACCATCAATTTAAAGAGGGATTTCTACAATACTCATCGGAAAGAAAGAATATAATAAGTTTAGCAAATTACCTTGGATACAAAATAAGAACATCTGTATCTGCTACAACTGAGTTAGAAGTTTTTCAACTTGTTCCTTCAAAGGTAGGTTTAAATGGAAAAATGGAACCAGACTTAAAATATGCACTTAATATCCAAGAGGGCATGGAAGTTGCATCTTCTGACGGAAACTCACCACCATTTAGAACACTTTCGCAGATAAATTTTAATGAAGACAAAAAAGAGTCTCCACGTGAAGTTAGTGTATATGAACGTGATTCAATCGGTCAACCCACATTCTACATTCTTAAAAAAAGATGTCTAGCAAGTGCCGGAACTTTAAAATCAAAAACAGTTAGAGTCGGAGAACCAACTGAATTTTTTGAAATTACACTTGCCGATCAAAATGTAATTGAAATACTTTCAGTAGAGGACTCATCTGGAAATCCGTACTATGAAGTTCCGTATCTTGCTCAAGATACAATACCGATAGAAGAATCAAACGATTATCAAAACAACCCAGTGTATTCAAAATATGCTGATTCTGTTCCCTATATATTGAAGTTCATAAAGTCATCCAGAAGATTTACTACTATAGTAAATCCGGACAACACCACTACATTAGAATTCGGTGCAGGAAGTGATAAATTTGATGATGAAATCATTATACCAAATCTTGATAACTTAGGAAAAACCATGAACTCTGCTAAGAGCTTGGAAACTAGTATTGACCCAAGTAACTTTTTAAAATCAAATAGTTATGGAAGTTCTCCTTCTAACACCACACTTCTTGTAAAATATTATGTGGGTGGAGGAGTTTCGTCAAATGTTTCGGCAAACACACTTAATACTATTCAAAGCATAAAATTTCAAGAAACAACCGACTACGTAGATCAATCAGAACAAGCATCAATTGATACGGTTAAATCAAGCATACAAGTAAATAACCCACTTCCTGCCACGGGAGGAAAATCTGCTGAAACTGATGAAGAAATAAGACAAAACGGACTTGCATCATTCTCATCACAACATCGTGCAGTTACACGTGATGACTATGTAATACGAACATTGTCTATGCCACCTAAGTTTGGGAGTATAGCAAAGGCATATGTATCCAAAGACGGAATTCTTGATACTCGTTCACAGACCAATATTTTTAAGGACGCTTTCACGGACGAAGCAAAAACAACACCAAACGGAATGAACATTGTTTATGGTGAACTTAACAACCCACTTGCTATCAATCTTTATGTATTGTCTTATGACAAAAACAACCACTTAATAAGACCAAATGAATTGATATTAAAAAACTTAAAAACTTATTTAGGTAAATACAGAATACTGACAGATGGAATCAATATCACAAATGCATTTGTGATAAACTTTGGAATAAACTTTGAAATCTCAGTATTTGAAAACTTTAATAAAAAGGAAGTTTTAATTGCCTGTATCAGTGAACTTACCGATATGTACACAACTGATAAAATTTCAATCATGCAACCAATTGAAATCGGAGAAATAGAACTCAAACTAACAAAGGTATCTGGAGTTCGGTCTGTGGTTGATGTTGAAATAGTAAATTTAACAACTGAGAATGGAAACTATTCTGAAAACGAATACGATATAAAGGCAGCTACAACAGGAAAAACAATATACCCATCAATGGACCCTTCTATATTTGAAATAAAGTTCCCAAATAAAGACATAATAGGGAGGATAGTATAATGATTAAATTTATATACCCAACACAATCCTGCACATTATATAGTAATTATGATGTATTAAACACGGGTGCTGACGAGATACTGGAAGTTGCTTCTGACTTTACACCAACTAACGGTCCTATGACAACCCGTGCTCTTTTATTATTTTCTAACGAAGACATTTTGTCAGACTTCAAAACAACAAACAGATATATATTAAACTTAAAGATAGTACAAAGTGTAGAGTTAGAGTCTCAAGTAGAACTTGAAGCATATCCGGTTTCAGAAAAGTGGGATGCAGGAAAAGGTAGATTTTCTGATACAGAGTTATTATATCCTGGAGCATCTTGGTTATATAAAAATAAAAATAAAGATACATGGACTACAACCACACCCGTTGAATATGAAGCAGGTGGAGGTTCTTGGTATGCTAAATTTTATGACAATGAACTGGATGAAGAATCTACATTAGATTTTAGATTCAAGTTCGAAACAATGACTTCAGATGTAAAAATTGATATAACCCAACTTGTTTCTTTTTGGAATATGTCTGCTATTGAGAATAACGGAATTATTTTAAAATTCAAAGATGATATATCAAAAAGATGCGGTAATGTAAAGTTTTTCTCAACAAACACAAATACAATATACCGACCGTATATTGAAGTTGGTGAATATGACTATACATTTGAACCATATATTATTACATCTGCCACAAAAAATATAGAACTTTCATCGGGATCATTAGACTCGGGATCATTAGACTCGGGATCATTAGACTCGGGATCATTAGAC